GTATTCTGAGAAAGAAGACAGCCATTATAGCGCAATGACTATGCGCGATTACTACTGCATTAAGCACAACGTGCCTATGTCAAACAAAGAATGGTTAAATGATTTAATTGAAAAAGGAATAAAATGGCAGCAGAAAAACCAGAAGTAAAACCAGGAGGGTTTGTACTTCCAATGCAAAAAGTAAAAGCTGAAATCAAGAGTCCAAAGAATCTTGTAATTTTCAGTAAACCTAAAGTAGGTAAAACTACTTTGTTATCTGCATTAGATAACTGCCTTATTCTTGACCTTGAAGATGGTACTGATTATGTTGATGCAATTAAACTTAAAGCAAAATCTATTTCTGATATTGTTACTATTGGTAACATGATCACAGAAGCAGGTAAGCCTTATAAGTACATTGCAGTAGATACAATCACTGCTTTAGAAACAATGTGTGTCCCATATGCAGAAGAGTTATACTCTAAAAGTCTTATGGGTAAAGATTGGTTTACAAAGCATAAGCCTAACTATGGAAGCATATTGAATATGCCAAATGGTGCAGGTTATCCATGGTTACGTCAAGCTTTTGAGAAAGTCCTTAACTATGTAAAAACTCTAGCTCCTCATGTGATATTTGTAGGTCACATAAAGGACACTCTTCTAGAGAAAAATGGTTCAGAATTTAACTCGTTAGATCTTGATTTAACAGGTAAGTTAAAGCGAATAACAACTTCAAACTCAGACGCTATAGGTTATATCTATAGAAAAGGCAAAAAGAATGTCTTGAGTTTTATGACAACTGACGAAATAGCTTGTGGTGCAAGACCTGAGCACTTGAGAAATCAAGAAATTGTCATCTCTGAACCAGGAGAAGATGGCAAGATTATTACGCACTGGGATAAAGTTTATATTGATTAATTTAAAAAGTAAAAATTATGTTTAAGTCAAGTGATTTTAAAGAAAAGACAGGTAGTGGTATTCCAAAAATTCTACCTCCAGGTACACACTATTGTAGAATTGTAGATGTTACGTTAGATGCACCTGCATATAATAAAGAAGCATACTTTGTAACGCTTCGTTTAGAAGGTATTGATAGAGGTGATGATTTTGAAGGGTTAGATATCAATAGAAACAATCCAAGTCAAGGTAAATTTAGAGGTCAAATTGGTAATGTAAAGTCTGGTGATTGGCCATTTAGCACATATACCTATGAAGGTAAAGTTATCCAAAGAGATAACCAAATCTACAACTGGATTAACAATGTTGCTAAACAAATGGGTGTTCTACACAAAATGAATGAAAAAGGTGTAGAAGGTGATACAATTGAGGACTATGTAATGGAAGTTAGAAAATTCTTAATTGATCCAGAGCTGTGGGGTTATTTTACAATTGCAGGTTCTGAGTATTTCAATGAGGGGTATACTAATCCTAATTACAGATTGTTCTTTCCAAAAGCACAGCCTCGCAAGAATCTTTATCCATTCTCTGCATTGGAGAATGATGATAGAAAGCCTCTTAACTTTATTGAGTTTGATGAGGCAGTACACATCATTGCTGCTAAAGATAAACCAGAAGCAGAAGATAAAGAACCAATTCAGTCTTTTGAACCAACTCAATCAAAGCCAGCATCTATTGCAGATGATTTTCCAACACCTGCAGAGAGTGCAGCAAGCAGCGATTTAGAGTTGCCATGGGATAATGATTAATTTATTCAATGTATAAGATAGGGGTGGGTAGTAATACTCACCCTTTTCTTTTTATAGATTTGTAATATGTTTTCAAGTAAAAAGTATTTAGGCACGCTAGACATTATTCCAGATGCATGGATATATAAATACTACTTGGGACTAACGCATGATTTTACAGGTAGGCCAGTAAAGATTAAAAGCATATTTAATCCCAATGACAAAACACCATCCATGTTTGTATATCTTGATAAGACTACAAACAAGATTGTTTTCAAATGTCATTCAACTGGTAAGTTTGGCAATGCTTGCCAACTTGTTCAGGATTTGTACAACATTCCATATGAACAAGCCTGTGAGAAAATTATTAATGACTATTATGAGTTTTGTAAAACTGGCACTTATCAGGATACAGAAATTATTGCTTGCACAAAACAGTGGTTGATTACTGATTATAAAGCAAGAGGTTGGACTAATCTTGATGCAAAGTTCTGGCTGGATTTTAATATTGGTAGTAGTTTATTAGAAGCATATGAAGTTGTACCATTAGAATATTATGAAGTCAGTGAGGTTGACATTACAACAGGTGCACGTTCTAATTCTTTTATCAATCACGGTGATTACATGTATGGTTATTTTGCTAATAATGAATTATACAAAGTGTATAATCCAAAAGCAAAAAAGTTTAAATTCTTTTTACAGAAGAAAGATTACATACAAGGTTACAACCAGTTAAGAGGAGAAGACACTCTTGTAATTGCGTCATCTTTAAAAGACGTATTAGCAATAAAAAGTCTTGGTCTTACAGTTGATTGTATTGCACCTAATAGTGAATCAACAAAACTCACATTTAATGATATTCTTGAGTTTAAAATGCGTTACAAGCATGTAGTGGTATGCATGGATAGTGACGAGGCAGGTGTAAACTCCATGAGATTTTATGAAAAAGAACATGGACTACCCTTTATCTATTTACCAAGAGAAAAAGATATCAGTGATATCATAAAACATCATGGTAAAGAGATTGCTCTTTATGACTTTTACCCAAAACTGCAAAGAGCAATAGAAAAGTATGTCGAAAAAAATCATTAAGTTTGTACGTTAACATCAACTTATGAGCAATTGGATTTATAGACCAAATGAAGGTTTGGGTATAGATGTTTTATCTATTGAAGACCTTCCAAATCATGAAGAAGCTGTTGGATTTGTTTACAAAATTACCAACATTATTACTGGAAGATTCTATATAGGAAAAAAGAGTCTTTATAGTGAGAGAAAGACAAAAATCTCTAACAGAGAAAAGACACAAACAAAGACTAGAAAGACTTTTAAACGTGTCGTTAAGGAATCAAATTGGAAATCTTATTATGGATCATGTGCAGAGCTAACTGAAGAGATAGCAATGACTGATAAAAAGTTTTACCAAAGAGAAATCCTTGAAGTATGTTGTTCTAAAAAATATCTTGGCTATTGTGAGTTGGCGCATCAAATTAAAAATGATGTGCTGACAAATAATAGTTATAATGGTAATATATTGGGCAAGTACTTCCCATCAGATATGGAAAATTGTAATTAAAATTTTATGGGAAAATTTGTAGCAGAAGTGACTCTGTCTGAACGTATTCAGAAAGAGCAAGAATTTTTTGACAAAGACTTTTTAATGTCTTATTCTGGTTTAAACAAACTAGCATTTAGTCCATCAGCATTTTACAAACACTATGTTCTTGGACAAAAAGATGACGTTATAGACAAAAATATGATGGAGGGTTCTCTTATCCATTGCCTATTACTTAAGCCTGAAGACTTTGACAATCAGTTTGTTATAAGTGTTGAAGACTTGCCAAGCGATAATCCACGCAGTGTTTTGCACACAGTTTTCAATCATTACAAAGAATTGAAAAGAGAAGGTGACACACGTGAAAATCTTGAAGAATTTGCAGAAGCAATTTTGGATGTTCTTAAAGACATTAATCTTTACCAATCTCTTAAAACAGATGGTCAAAGAATAGAGAAAATGATTAACTCAAAGCATAAAGCGTATTGGGAGTACATGAAAAAATCTGAAGGACGTACTGTTATTGATCAAGATACATATGATTTCTGCAAAGCTGTTGTAGAAAAAATTACATCTACTGTATCAGTAATGGATGTCATGGGTTACTTTGCAGACTCGTTCTCACCAGTTGAAAAACTTAATGAGGTTGAGTTAATAAAGTTAGATTCTGAAAGTCCATTTGGACTAAGAGGATTTATTGACAATCTAGTTATAGATAATGCTAATAAAGAAATACGTGTAAATGACTTGAAGAAAACAAGTAAAACTATTTCACAATTTCCTGATAGTATTGAGTATTATAACTATTGGATTCAAGCAGCAATCTACAAGAAACTAGTAGAGCATGTGTATACATCTCAGCCAAAGTATTCTGGATACAAGATTACTTTTAGGTTCTTGGTTGTAGATCCTTTTATGCAGATTGCTCCTATCAGAATTTCTGATGAAACTCTTTCTAAATGGGAAGAAGAAACTGACAAATTACTTGATGAGGCTAAGTTTCACTTTGAACAAAAGAACTTTGAGTTACCTTACAAGTTTATTGTTAACAATAACGAATTAGTTATATGATAAAAGAAATGTATAAAAAGTACTTTCAAAAATCTTATACCTTTTTGTATCCTCTGCTTGGTTTCAAGCGAACAAGAGACCCTAGGCCAGTGCAAGTTTATGTGCATTGGCCAGAGGAGTTTCCTGATACAGAACGTAAACTTGTTTGCGTGTATCAGAAAGAAGATACAGATCAATGGTTGAATTTTGAGAAGCATAAACTAATGACACATTCTATGTTAGATTATGTAGTGCCTCTTTGCGATGGTAAAGTTGCATACATATTTGACATGAATCCTGTAGGACATGATTATGACCTGTTT